GAATCCTACAGTCGCTATAATGCAATCAAAACATACTTGAAAACTTTTATTGACGGTATAGAAAAAGGATTAGATAAAAAAGATAGGATACATCCACAGTACATGCAGTGTGTCACATCAACTGGCAGGCTGTCCTCTAGAAATCCAAACTTTCAAAACATGCCTAGGGGTGGTACGTTTCCTGTCCGTAAGGTTGTAGTGAGCAGATGGCAAGGTGGTTATATCTTGGAGGGTGATTACTCACAGCTTGAGTTTAGAGTAGCAGGATTTCTATCAAAGGATCAGAAGGTATATGAAGATGTAAAAAATGACGTTGATGTGCATGCCTATACAGCATCCATCTTAGGAGTGTCTAGACAGGATGCAAAAGCAGATACGTTTAAACCTTTGTATGGAGGTCTAATGGGTACACCAAAACAAGTACAATACTATAGAGCATTTAAAGAGAAGTATAAGGGAGTGACCAAATGGCATGAAGAATTATGCAATGAGGCTGTGACTGAACAGCAAATCACTTTGCCAAATGGACGACATTTTTCATTTGAAAACACATATAGACTACGTCATGGTGGTGTTACCAACTCAACTTCAATAAAAAATTATCCTGTGCAAGGCTTTGCTACAGCGGATTTGCTACCTATTGCATTAGTTTATTTAAAAAAGATGTTGACAAAGAATACTATGCAGACTATTATTTGTAATACAGTACATGATTCCATCGTACTTGATGTCTATCCCTCCGAGAAGGAGCTAGCGATAGAAGCACTAAAGACAGCAATGCTATCCATAAAGTCTGAATGTATACGAAGGTATGACATAGAGTATGATATGCCTATTGGAATCGAATTGAAAATTGGTTATAACTGGCTAGACCAGAAAGGAGTGTTACAAATATGACCGAAACTATGACGATGGAGACCAACTTGCCTGAAAAGATATCAACGGCATCTATAGATGATATGATGAAGTTGACTGGACAGGCAGCAGACATGCCAACTACAAGTAAAGGGTTGGCACGACTATCAATAAATCACGCATCTGAAGATGAAGAGGGGAATGCTCTACCTCGTGGACATTTCTCTTTAATCACAGACGATGGTATATTCTACGGTGAGAAGGCAGTGATCAGACCCTTCATGAGAACATACTCATATTCAGTATGGGACAATGAAGAAGGTCAATTCTCATCTATGACTGTACAGGCACCATCTTTCAACAGTGAGTTTTACGACACTGAAGGAGGATTAAAGTGTGGTCGATTAGATGCGAATGAGCTGGAGTCTTTACCAAAGGACAGCCCTGAGTGGGTGTTACAGAAAAGTGTAAAGTGCAACCAGAATATCTATGGACTTGTTACTCTTGAAGGGGCGAAAGATAAGAAGGGCAAGGCTATAGAGAAGAAAGATATTCCTAGCGTGTGGTACGCTAAGGGTGCGAACTTCGTTCCGGCAAGCGACTGTCTAAAAAGCCTGCATAAACAAAAGCAACCTATGTGGTTGACAACTATCGGGCTGTCTTCTGTAAGAAAAAAGAAAGGTGGGAACATCTATTTTCAAGCAGAGCTAACGCCTCGTGGGCAGATAGCTGACTGGACTGAAGGGGATGATAAGTTAATGCATGAATTTATGGAAACTGTGAAGGGTTACAACGAGTCAATCATGAAAAAACATGAGGAAGCTCGTGGAGATAAAGAGAGCTTCGACACAGTTGTAAATGAATAGTGCAATCATCCAAAAAGTACAGGGTTTTCTCAGTAAGGTCTCGAAAGAGGGCGTAGAGCTAGACCCTAAACTTGTAGACGAGTTTAAAGAGGCGTGTGTAGCTTCCATTCATAAGCAATTCAATCCTTCCTCTGATGAATGGAGGCCTCGCATGTCCTCTTTAGGCCGTCCACTTTGCCAACAGAAAATGGAAAGAGATGGTGTCGAGAAGGCCATTGAGTATAATGCTATTCTTAGATTTATATTCGGTGATCTTGTTGAGGCTATCTCGATCCTGATTTTAAAATCTGCAGGTGTAAATGTAGAAGATGAGCAGAAACGTGTGAAGTTAAAACTAGGTAAAAACGAAGTGAACGGCACCTTAGATATTATTATAGATGATAAGGTGTGGGATATAAAGTCAGCAAGTCCGTATGCCTTCGATCATAAGTTCGGTGAGATGGGAGGATATAAGAAAATTAAAAGTGATGATGTCTTTGGATATATCACACAAGGTTATCTGTACAGCGAATCTGTAGGTAAAGAGTTTGGTGGTTGGATAGTCATAAACAAAGCAAGTGGTGAATGGACTGTTTGTGAAGCACCGATTGTACAGGATGAAGATAAGAAAGAGTTTCTACAACTTGCACGTAAGAATTTAAATGCTTTGGTATCTGGTGAGAAGTTTAAACGTTGTTTCTCGGATACAGCAGAGACATACAAAGATGAGTACAAACAGGAAAAGAAAACAGGAAACAGATTACTGCCCAGCATCTGTGGTTTCTGTGATTTCAAAAGAAAGTGTTGGCCTGACGCTATCATGCACAAGAAAGTAGGCTCTACAGCAAAGTATCCAAAGACTGTCTGGTATAGTAAACTTACAAGAAGGGAAATATAATTCACATGCTCGATATTATTGTATTATTTATATGTGTTTTATTAATTGCAAACGCATTGGACATGATATAAATGGCTTTGTATTTTCAAACTAATATCAATCGCAGTGATATATTTATGAATGATAAAGTACACTTTGCATTTCCAGAGTCAGAAGATAGAATGGCAGGCCCTGACATAGTAAGAGAGGTGCGAACCAACAGCAAGAGTGTACCAATACGTATTAGAAAATCATACATCATAGTAGATGAGAAGTACGGCAGCATGTACACAGGTTTCTGGTCAGACATGCAGTTTGAAGAGAAGATGCAGATATTTAGAGAGGATTTAAACTATATGAAATCTTTGTTAGACAGAGGTGCTTTAGTATGTTTTTTTATTGGTAATTGGACAGACATATTATATGACATGGAGAAGAAGTCTCCTAAACTTATGAGTGCCATGCGAGATGAAACCTCAGAGATATTTGATATGTATCCACCGAAGGATATACGAACACTATGAGTATGAAGTCACACGGGTTCAGATCGAACTTTGAACTGAACGTAGCACAGCAACTGGTGAAGAAGAAGATAGCGTATGAGTATGAGAAACATCCTATACAGTATATCAAGGAGTGTACTTACACGCCAGACTTTTACTTGAAGAGGTATGGTTTCTTTGTAGAAGTAAAGGGTCAGTTTACAGCTTCAGATAGAGGTAAACATCTGCTCATCAAGAAACAGCAACCAGAACTAGACATACGATTTTTGTTTCTCAATGCTAATTCAAAGCTGTACAAAGGTTCTAAAACAACGTATGGTAGATGGTGTGATAGATACGAAATAAAATGGTGCGATAAATTTTTACCAAAGGAGTGGTTAGATGTCTGATAACGAAGAAATATTTAAAGAGTTTGGAAAGAAGATACCCAAGGGTTCTTACGTAATTATAATAAGAGATCAACCTAACGGTGCTACAGATTTTATGTGCTATGATAGTACAGATAAAAAAGAAGTCACTGATGGCTATACAGTCATGAGAGGAATTACAGCAACCATTTTAAATCAACCAGAATATTTATTAGAGAGAGGTCAACTTGCAATATATAGAGACACAAAAATTAGTAAGCCAGATGTGGAACAACCATTCATTCTTGAACAAGATGATGAAGAAGATGATAATGTTATTCAGTTCGAGTTCCAACCAGAAAAGAAGGACGATTAGTATGGGCATGATGGATGATGCAATTAAAGAAACTGTGAAAGATAAAGACTTTAAGAAAACAGATATTAAAAAACTTGCCTCCCGTAACAAGCAAGTGGGTGGTAATCATTACAAAGACTGTAAAATACAGCCAATTGATTTTATCATGGAAAACAACTTGACTTTCTGTGAAGGTAATGCTTTAAAGTATATTACTAGGCACAGAAGAAAAGGTGATGGTGCAAGAGATATACACAAAGCAATACACTATTTAGAAATGATTTTGGAGATTGAATATGGCGAAAAGTAATTTTTTACCTACAGAGTATCAGTCATTTATACACATGTCACGATACTCAAGATGGAAACCTGAAGAGGGTAGAAGGGAGACATGGTCTGAGACTGTACAGAGATTGATTGATTTCTTTGCAGATCATGTAGATAGAAACATTGGTGTGAAGTTTGAGAATAGTACGTGGGATAGGATAGAAGATGCTATACTTACAACATCTGTCATGCCGTCTATGAGAGCTTTGATGACTGCTGGTGAAGCATTACGTAGAGAAAACATAGCTGGATATAACTGTTCATACATACCTGTAGACAGCCCTCGTTCTTTTGATGAAGTGCTGTACATACTAATGAACGGCACAGGTGTAG